AAAACATATTTATGAAGAAGGTGGTTTACATGTTTAGAAACTACCCATTCTTCTTTAAACCTATACAAGACGGTACAACTAATCCACGTATGGAGTTAGCTTTTAGGGAGCCGTCGAAACGAATAACTAAAAAGAACAAAACCTCACAAAGGGGTGAAGCTCTTAATACGGTTATCAACTGGAAAAATACAACTAACAATGCATACGATGGTGAGAAGCTACATCTATTGTATCTAGACGAAGCAGGAAAATGGGAAAGACCTACAGACATAAAAGACGCATGGAGGATTCAGAGGACGTGTTTGATCGTAGGAAGAAAAATCGTGGGAAAAGCAATGGTGGGAAGCACGGTAAATCCAATGGACAAAGGCGGGAAGCAATACAAGAACCTATGGAAGGATTCAAGTCCTTTACAGAGGAACGCGAATGGTAGAACGGTAAGTGGATTATATAGACTCTTTATACCTGCTCAGGAATCTTTAGAAGGTTTCTTTGATATTTACGGTTATCCTGTTGTGGAAACTCCAGCAGAAGAGGTGGAAGGTATAGATGGGGAGAACATAAACATAGGGTCAAAGAGGTATCTTAAGAATGAGAGAGAGTCTTTGAAACACGATCCGTCTGAGCTTAATGAGGTTACGAGGCAGTTCCCTTTTACCGAAGATGAAGCCTTTAGGGATAGCATCGAGGGTAGCCTATTTAATATAGGTAAGATATATCAGCAGATAGAATATAACGATGAGCTTTTTCCAAACCCTGTAGTAAAAGGCAACTTTATATGGAAGGAAAAGGACAAAGAGGTTGTTTTTAGTGCCGATGTAAATGGTAGGTTTAAGGTTAGTTGGATGCCGCCTGATGAGCAACGCAACGTAATAAAAGTCGATAGGGGTAAGAAGATTGCTCCGTTTGCAGATAGAGGATGTGGGGGTGTTGACTCTTATGATCTCGATGCTACACTGGATGGGAGAGGTTCTAAAGGTGCTTTACACCTATATAACAAATTTCACATAGAAAACCCATCAAATATGTTTATTGTAGAGTATTGTTCTAGGCCAGATCTAGCTAAAATATTCTATGAAGATATATTAATGTCGGCTTTTTTCTACGGGTACCCACTCTTAGTGGAGAACAATAAGTACGGTATAGTAAGATACTTTGAGTCAAGGGGTTACGACGGTTACCTAATGGATAGACCTGAGCACCTTAAAGGGGCTTCGGCCACCGTTAACGTAAAGACAAAAGGTATACCATCTAACTCTCAAGATGTTATACAGGCACACGCACATGCTATAGAGGCGTATATACACGATCACGTAGGTGTTAATTATGACTCAGGTGATATGGGGAAGATGTATTTCAATGATACGATGGAAGATTGGATAGGATTTAAAATAGACAAAAGAACAAAATTTGACTTAACTATTAGTTCAGGATTAGCGTTACTTGCAGCGCAAAAATCTAAACCTAAAGAGCGTGCTAACTTTACTGAGAGTAAATTCTTTAGGAGATATGAAGTAATCGGTTGATTCACTATATTTGCATAATATGTATGGACACGACGACGTAAACAAAAAAAACGGGTTTCCAGACCCTATGGCTGACCAGTTAACTAAAGAGTCCGAAACATACGGCCTCCAGTACGCTAAAGCTATACATTCCCAGTGGGGTAAGATGAACGAGGCTTCATCGCTATTTGGGAAAAGAAACAAAATATTTGAACGTAATAGGGATTATGCTAACGGTACTCAGGATACGAGTATATACAAGCAGCTCCTTAACTCCCTCTCCCCAAACAAAGGGGACGGTAGTCTTTTAAACCTAGATTATACACCTGTACCCATCCTACCGAAGTTTGTTAAGGTGGTGGTGAATAAAATACTATCTAGAGATCCGTACCCTAACCTAGAGTCTGTAGACCCTTTATCCTCGTCTGAGAAGAACAAGAAGAAAGATAAGATAAAGATGCAGGTTGAGGCAAAAGAACTGCTTCGTAGCCTAAAGGAAAAAACAGGGGTAGTTTTAGACATGGACCCTGACAGCATACCAGATACTCTGGAGGAGGCTGAGATTTTTATGGATACAAACATAAAGACTGATGCAGAGATAGCTGCACAGATTGGTACTAATATGACTCTCTCCTGGAGTAACTTTTCAGACACAACATACAGAAGGGCTGTTAATGACTTAGTAGCGCTGGGTATGTCTGTGGTAAAGAGGAAGAACGACCCAAACAAAGGTATAGCACTTGAGTACGTAGATCCTATTTCTTTTGTTCATAGTCATACAGAGGATCCTAATTTTGAGGATATAGTATATGCTGGGGATGTTAAACGTATGCCTATTCAGGAGTTAAAAAGAATATCTGCGGGTCAACTTACAGAGGAGCAGTTTAAAGAAATAGCTAAGCAATCTAAGAACAAACAGGGTAATGACCCAGGTAAGCTTTCTCAATCTCACTATGACGAAAGGTTGCAGAGAACTATGTATGGGTATGATGAGTATATGGTTGATGTTTTAGATTTTGAGTTTGTCTCTGTTGATTGTATGCATTTTGAAGAGAAAGAAAGCAGACACGGAAACACAGGCTTTTACTACAAAGGTTTTGAATACAAAGAGAAGCCAGGTAGTGTCTTTGAGCGTACTCCTCATAAGATGGAGATGGCTATAATATATGGTGGTAGCTATGTACTTGGAACAGATTTCACTTTTGGGTACGGTAGAAAAAAGAATGTACCTAAAAACATTCACGATATATCTAAAGCCAGACTATCTTATTCTGTTGCGGCTACAAATATCAGACGCATGATGCCTAAATCTATGGTTGAGAGCTGTACTGGGTTTGCCGATATGCTTCAGCTTACACACTTAAAAATCCAGCAGTCAATAGCTAAGGCTAAACCAGATGGGTTGATTATAGATATCGAGGGGTTAGAGAATGTACAGTTAGGAAAAGGCGGTGAGTTACAACCGCTGGAACTGCACGATATATACGAGCAGACGGGTGTGTTCTACTACAGAAGCAAGAACCCAGAAGGCGGTTTCCAAAATCCACCAGTACGTGAGATAGGAAATACTATACGTAACATAAACGAACTTATTGGTTTGTACAACCATTACATGCAGCTTATCCGAGATACTACGGGGATAAATGAAGCTATGGATGCTTCATCACCAAAAGGTGATGCGCTCGTAGGGGTTCAGCAGCAAGCTATTGCAGCGGGCAATAACGCTATATACGATATTACAAATGCATCTATGATGCTCTTTAAGAGAGTGTGCCAGGATGTAGTTAAGTGCTTACAGATACTACCCGTAGAGTCTGTACTTCATAAGATATATACTAATGCTATCGGGGAGGAGAATATGAAAGTTCTTTCTTCTTTCAAAGACTTGTCTATGTATAACTTTGGGGTTCAGGTAGTTAAAGAGATGGAGGATGAAGATAGGCAATATCTTGAGCAAAACATCCAGATGGCAATACAACAACAGCAGATAGACCTTGAGGATGCTATGGCTGTTAGGGCTCTTAAGGATGTTAACCAGGCTGAAAGATTGCTTGTTATACGCAGAAAGAAGAGAATGACTGAGCAGCAACAGATGGCTCAGCAAAATTCTGAACAGCAGGCTCAGCAGGCAGCCCAGGCTTCTCAGCAAGCTTCTGAATCTAGGATGCAGGAGCTACAGGCTCAGGCTCAGATAGATACACAAGAGATACAGCTTAAGGCCCAGATAGAGGTACAGTTAACTCAGATGAAACATGAGTTTAACAAAGAGATAGAAACTATACGCGCTCAGGCAACGTTAGGATTCAAAGAGGATGATCAGAACTTTAAAGAGAAGCTAGATGTACTTAAAGAAGATAGAAAGGATGAGCGTCAGGTAGCCCAGGGAGATCAACAGATGGCTATGAAACAAATGGAACAACAGCCTGAGGGCCAAGAACAAATGATTTAATATGGCTAAGATAAATTTCGACATAGCAAAAAAACTTGATATAACCTGCCGAAGGGGAGATTCTTTTAGCTTAGAACTTACGTTAAAAGACTCAAGCGGTATACCTATAAATCTTTATGAAGGCACAGATGGGTTAAATTTTCATTTACACGCTCAAACCCATAGTGGTACTCCTGTCTTTCTCACACAAGGATCGGGCTTTTCTACAGGTGGAGCATTTAACGGAGAGTTTATCACCCCTAACGTTACAGACACTTCTTCTACTACTACGGCAGATCCCAGCGATGCTAGTTATATTGCGTCTACCGCAGCTTCTGGTGTGGTTAAATTTGAAGTTAAAGCGTCTGAAATGAAGCTTGGAAGTTTTCCTGCAGGAACAATGAATCTTTTATATGATATCCAGTATGAAGATGTAGCCTCTGCAAATCAAGTTGATAGCCAAAACAATACAAGGACAATATTATACGGTAATCTTGTAATAAAAGATGATTTAAGCATTAGAACATAATGAGTGTTACTGTATCTATAACCTCAAGCTCTGTCACTGTAACCTCACCAACTCAGGTTATAGCAAAAGCTACAGCTCCTGTAGATATATTAGCTACGGCAACAAAACCTACAGTTATAAATGTAACTGCGGTTTTAAATAATAGATCACTAAGATGAATACACTAAAGAAAAATAAAGGGGGGAAGCTTACGATTTCTGACAAGAAAGTAGAGGTGGCACCACCTAAAGGGTATCACTGGATGGAAGATCGAGGTAGATATTTTCTTATGAAAGGAGATTACGCACCGCATCCAGGTTCAGTAGAAAAAGCAATGTTTAAACTGTCTAATCATCCAAAATCATGAAAAGACCAGGTTTATGGGCCAACATAAGAGCAAAGAAAAAAAGAGGTGAGTCACCAGCTAAACCAGGTGAAAAAGGTTACCCATCAAAAAAATCATGGAAGAAGGTTACGTCTCTTGGTTACGGGGGTAAGCTCAAAGTCGTTAAAAAAAAGAAACGTAAATAATAACTATATTTGCATATAAACAAAATTAAAAATGGCAACGACAGCAACAATATCACTGACTAGCGACATAACTGGCGATGCGCTCAGTATAAACGAGTCGGCTACTTTAACAAAGTCTGGGTCTAATGTTACCAACCTTGATCAATTTACTGGGGTTAATACGATTTACTATGCTGCTGCACAGTCTGCCGTCCCGTTGATAGTTGCTGACTCAGGCGTTCCTTATAATTACGCAGATACTACTGTTGCTCACAAGGTTTACATTAGAAACGCAAGTACAAGCACGACCTGTACGGTTCAAGTTGATATTGATTCATCATCAAATGAACCTTTAGGTACTCTACACTATGGCGATTGGTGCTTTTTTCCATGGATGGGTACAAAGGATATAGACATTACAACAAATGAGGTTGGTATGACTGTAGAGTTTGCTGTTATTTCACAATCGGTAGCATCATAATATAACACAATGGCAACAACGGCAACATTCACATTAAGTACCCCAGACTTTACAGGAGGGGGTTCGTTTTCTGTAACAACAACTTTATTAAAAGCAGGTACAAGCACCGCTATAGACCAATTCACAGGTATTGCAAGGGTTTATAAAGCTGCAGCAACAGCTGATATATCTTTAGTTGCGGCTAGCGAATATGCTGATAATAAATCTCATAGGCTTTATGTTAAAAACACATCTACCACAGAGCCAGATACTTACGTTCTTATGGAGGTTGGTAGTAACGAACCAATAGGTAGACTATTCCCAGGTGACTGGATGTACATACCTGTTGATGGAACGGAAGATATTAAAGCCACAACCTCAGCCGTTGGCATGAGTTTTGAGTGGGGATTATTTCACGAAGGATAATATATAGATAAATGGCAACAGTATCAGCATCATTAACTTTAACTAGCGCAGATCTTACGACTGGTGGTATTGCGGTATCGACTAGCACTAACTTAGTTAAGGCTGGCACGAAGAAGACTGGTTTGTCACAAACTACAGGGCTAGCTACAAAGACAACATCTTATGCAAGCGCGGGAGTTATTGATAGTAGTGTTTTATACCGAGGAGACGACTACACTGCAGACGGTGCAAATAAAGTGTATTTAAAAAACCTATCTAACGTTGCCTCAGAATATTTTACAGTGTACTTGACTGGGAGTGGAGGGACAGACGGTGGGGGTGTTACGGAGCTAGGTAGGTTGTACGCAGGGGACTTTGCGTTCTTCCCATGGAATGCAACGGGAGGTACAAAAGAAACTTTTATAGCTACCATAGCAAATACTTGGGCGGCTGGAGATACTTGGGAATTTGATGGGGTAGAGATTACCGCTGCTGATTCTACGGTTGCTAATATAGCTACACTGATAGATGAGTGTCATTTCCCTAACTGGGTGACTTCAAGGTCTACCGCGGCTGTAACCTTTGTTGCTAGATATGCTCAAGACGCTGGTACAGTTGTAACAGCTACGGCTGATATAACGGTAGTTACTGCTGGGGATGGAGACTCTGTGGTATCAAGTTCCGCATTAGGAACAAAGTCTTTATCAGATATATGGATTAAACCAAGTGTTGAGACAGAGATGTCATTAGAGCACATGTTAATACACGAGTAATGGGGAATGTAACAACAACATTAAGAATTTCATCTGCCGACGTTTTAAGCACGTCTGTGGATATAAACGTGTTAGCTAACCTGAATGCCGATAGCGGTACATTAAGTAGGGCTAAGGTGGTTAAGACCGCTGTACACGCAAATGCGTTAGAGGTATATACCCTTAACGATAAATCAGAGTCAGCGTATCTATATCTAAGGAATATGGACGTTGAGAAAGAAAATTACGTTACTATATATAACGTTACTGATAATAATGGACACGTAGCTAAAGTTGGTGGAGGGGAATTTTGTTTTATTCCAGTTGATGTTACTAAAAGTTACAGAGTTTTCGGAACAAGAGTAGACTCCATGGTGGAGTTTGCTGTATTCGGTTTAGACAGCTCAGCTGCAGGACCATTTAATCAGAGCTAAATAAAATAAAGACATGGCAACATTAGCAAATCAAGGAGTAGCATCACAAGCATCATTTGGACAGCACGGAAGCGCTTTTTTAGACAGCACAAACGCATATACACCCCCTTCAGGTAAAGTTGTAGTAGCTGTATCTATGACAGAAGATAGTGTATTTAATGTCTTACGTCAAGAAGCTTCTACTTTAGGAGCAGCAGATGCATCGGTTGGATTTTTTGGGACTTCTGGAACTAATAATACATTTAGCGCGGGAGGTATAGGAGATGTTTTAGCTGGAACTATGCCTAAAGGGTTAACAATTTATGGGAGGTGGGACTCTGTAGATTTAACGTCAGGTGCATGTATTTTGTACTTTGGCCCAGCGGCTAGTCCTATCCAAACAGCATAATAGAAAACAAAACAATTTAATATAATGGAAGAACAATTTGAAAAAGTGGAGATCTTTGATACTCCCGAACAACTTGCTGCCTCTATGCAGGCAGACACACAAACTACAACTACAGAGGAGGCTCCACAACAGGAGTCTCAACCTGTTTCTGAACCAGAAGTTCAGCAGGAACCGCCTGTAGAGACTCAGCCAGAGGTACAACCAGAACCTCAAGTTGAACAACAAGAAACTACAGCTCCGCAGGAAACTGCAGAGCAACCACAATATTCAGAAGATCAGATAGAAGAGGCGGTGTTCTCATACATGAGCGAAAGGCTCGGACGGGACGTTACCTCTATGGATGATTTTACGAATCAAGCGCAGGAGCAAGCACCTCTTGATGAAAGAATCGCCGCGATAGCAGAGTTTGTCGAAACGACAGGCCGCACACCGCAAGATTGGTTCAGGTATCAGTCATTAAATCCGTCCGAAATGAACGATTTAACAGCCGTAAAGGTTGATATGGCATCAAAATATCCTAACTTATCTAATGACGAAGTAAATCTACTCATCAAGAATCAATACAAGTCGGACATTGAAACTCACGGTGAGGAGCAAGTCCAACTTTCGCACCTGCAACTTAAAATAGATGCTGAGAATGCACGTAAAAACATTTCGGATATCCGCAACAAATATGCGGCCCCTGAAGTACAGCAAGCTCAGCAGGAGTCTTTTATTAATGAGGACTGGGTTAGCAACATGTCTAGCGAGGTAGATCAGTTAACTGGGTTAGAATTTGACCTAGGTAACGACAAATCATTTACCTTCGGACTTGACGATAACTATAAGTCACAATTAAAAGACAAAAACGCAAGGTTAGAGGAATACTTTGATGAATTTGTCCGACAGGACGGAAGCTGGGATTTCGATGCCCTTTCTTCACACAGAGCCGTTATTGACAATATCGACCAGATCGTAAGCGCAGCTTACAAACAAGGTATGGGTGATGGTCAAAGAGGTTTAGTGGATAAAGCGGCTAACGTATCTACCGCTTCCCCAAATCAGGGAACAAACTCTAATCAATCTAATAACCCACTTGCAGAGCAAGTGAAAGACATCATGAGGAACAACTCCTCAAAGATGACATTTAACATTTAAAAAATAAGAAACAATGGCAACATTAGGATCAAGTAGAGGAGTAGGCGTAGCAAACGGCTTACCTCTTATAGATGGAGCTACAGGAGCAAATGCTGCGTCATTCAGGATTACACCTGAGTCGTATACAACTGTAGATACTCTTATAAAAACAACAAAAGATGAGGTAATGCCTAACCTCGTTGAGACATACGGTGATCAAGGTATCACTGGATTTCTTAAACTAACAGGGGCAATTAACACAGGCGGATCTTCAGACCAAATTGACTGGTGGGAGATGGGAAGACGTCATAAGTCTTACACTTATGTAATTGCTAACGTTACAGATAATACAACTTCTATTACTGTAGCAGCTGGAGATGACAGCTTTACGTCTAACGTACAAGTAAATGACGTTATTATGGATAGCTCTACTGGAACACGTTGGATTGTAAAGTCTGGTGGATTTGGAACAGGAACAGCGGTTGACGTTGTGATGGTTAAACTTGACGGATCAGCAGTAACTATAGCTTCAGACCTTGACCTTGTAGGTGGGGAATGGATTAAGCTAGGAAACATGTATGCTCAGGGAACTAATCAACCTACTGCATTTGACGAAGCTGGTATTATTCGCCGTGCTAACCCATTCATGATCGTTAAAGATCGTTATGAGGTTAACGGATCACAGGCTACGAATATCGGTTGGGTAAATGTAGGTGGTGGTGAATACCGCTGGTTTATGAAAGGGGAGCAAGAGGCTCGTGCTCGTTTTGAGGATCGTCGTGAAATGATGATGCTTTTAGGACAACAACATTCAGGCACTGCAGGAGCAGGTCTTGCTAATGATATCTCTGGATCTCAAGGATACTTCTCAGCTATTGAGGATCGTGGAATCCAAGTATCTAACGCTAACTCTAACCCACTAGACTCATTCTCTGAGTTCGATGATATTATTATGGAGCTTGATAAGCAAGGTGCACCATCTGAGTACGCTATGTACGTGAACAGAAAGCAAGACCTAGCTATCGACGATATGTTAGCATCAGGTATTTCTTCTGGAGTTACTGCTGGTTTACCAGGACAGTTTGGAGCATTCAACAACGACTCAGACATGGCTGTAAAGCTTGGGTTTAAGTCGTTCACTCGTGGTGGATACACATTCCACAAGCACGATTGGAAGCTATTGAACGATCCTACTCTTCTAGGTGCATCTAACTACGTACAGGGGGCTATGATTCCTTTGTCGCAGGTTACTGACGCGCGTAGCGGAATGAAGGCACCAGCTTTAGCTATGTACTACAAGGAGGCTAACGGGTACAACCGTGAGATGGAGCACTGGGTAACTGGTAGCATCTTAGGCCATACTAACAACGGAGATGTAGGTACAGACAATGCTGTCTTCCACTACCGTTCTGAAATCGCTTTATGTACTCGCGC